GCATATTTGTTAGCTGCGGTTACAGCATCATCTCCCAAGCCCTTTATTCCTTTCGCACTCGCCATACCAGCCGTCTGGGCCTGTTGTGCTGCTGTGTCCATAGCACCAGCCCTAGTGTAACCGGCCTGTAACTGATTTCTTTGACGTTGGATCTGATTTCTTGCCTCTTGACCTGTGCCATAGGATGTAATCTGCTGCTGCGCTATTTGTTCAGGGCTAGTAAAACCTGCCTGAGTTTCGCCGCCATAATAATCAGGCATACCCTGATCTAATAAGGTGCCAGCCTTAGCAAACTGGGCTTCCAGGTAAGGTATCTGTATATCCCAGGGTTTCTGGGTAGCTGATGATCTGCTCATTCCACTCATAATTTATTCCTCTAGGTATACTCCTCTTCAAACCCTAACAAACCGCTAATATCTACAGTCCCTACATCGCTGGTATCTATTCCAAGAACATGAGTCTCAATCGTTTTGTTTATATCTTCTGGGGACATCTTCCCAAACACACTCTTCCAATCGCCGCTGTTGTAGCTTTCATTGGGAAGCTTGCCCAATATGTCTTTTATTGTATTTTGTCTAGCAACATAATCTTTGTTTAATGTGGTCGCCCCCAACATGGTAAACCCAGCAGCATTTGCTGCCGCTTGATGTCCTGGGTACATTTTTTCATGCTCTGATTCGGCCCAATCCGTAGTCGTCTCCCCACCGGGAAGAGCATACGTTTCCTGATCGCCCTCGCCCTCAACAGCAGTTTCCTCGGACGCATCTTTAGCTGCCTTGTCCTGCCAATATTTTTTAACATACTCGGTTACACTAAAACCGGGCGTACCAAGCATTGTTTCTTTCCAATCCGGGTCTAGTATTCCAGCCATTATTGTAACCTATGTTTTATATCTTTTGTTAATACATGGTAGGAACATTCCCAATCTTTGAGAACTCTAAGCCATCCCTTCCTACCTTGTGCTTCAAGACCAGTACACCCAACCTTCAATGCGGCAGCCTCTAAGGCTGGGAAAAATTCCATCCAGCTCTCCATTCTGTTGCCAGCAATAGCAATTATCCTGAGAACCTTCTTCCTGGGATACGCTATAAACTCGGTGAGCATAGCAGCAAATATATTTTCTTTATCCGAGGCAACCCATAGTTGGATACTTCCATCCAGAATCATCTGTAAATAATCTTGGGTTTCCAGCTCTCCATTCGCATGCCTTTGACACCTATCTATAATAGGATATACCTCTTCCCATAGGGAGGGTACGTCTTTAATACATACTATAGATACTTCACAGGGCTGTCCAGGCTGTTCCGTTGTACCAGTAGATTCCGTCAGCTCCAAGCGTTGCTCCCCATGTTCCGGAAGTTCCATATCCTGCGGCGTATCTAATATCCCCTGCTCTTGGTTTTTGTGGTGTGGCATAAGTTGGCTCTAGTCTGAATGTATCTAGGTTGAAAATAACACTCCCGATACTGCTTAGTTCATTAAATAGGTAATCCGGGAGTTGTGCGGAGTCAACAGGGGCTGGATTAGGTGACCACCTATTAACACTCTTTACATTTTTGGATGGGGCATTTGCCATTAGTAAGACCTCGACCCTCGTTTCCCTTTGGGTTTTACCTCAAATGCTAGGCTGTGTAGTTTCCAATCAAAGTCTCCAGTAGACTCAAACCTAACTCCAAAGTATTTCCCAGACATCCTGCAAGAAATCTTGGACTGAGTATTAGGGTTAAACACATAGGGGCTGCCTCCAGTTGCTGGGTTCCACTCGATACTACCATCTGTTGCCATCTGGGAGCCAACATACACATTCACAGCGTTGTCACCGCTTACTTCCAGTTCTGGATATACAGCACTTATAAACTTTACTTGCTGAGAATCCCCCAGATCATACCCAGATCGCTCAATATAGGAAGTCATGTTAGCGGTATCGTTTTTGTTCCCATTGTTGTCCCGATACATCTTAGTATTCGTAACGTCTGCAAATACTAGGTTTTCTAAATGGGTGTCATACGCAGAGCTTCCCCATGCGCCAGATACTGTGTTCCAAGTAGTCCCTCCAACTTGGTTTACTATAAGGCTATTAGAGTGGGCTGTTGGAGTTGTTCCATTTGCCCCCCTTGTAATGGTAGTAAACTGTGTAGAGGTTTTCCCTGTATAGGTTATTTCCTCAGCACTTCCATTTATTTGCAATGTTCCAGCAGTCGCAAAAGCTGGCGTATATGTCGTGCTAACAACCGTTAGGTTTCCTCCAGTTGCTGGGGATGTAGGGGTCATCGCGGCTTCGTTCAATACTGCCGACGACCCCCATGCTAGACCAGCGGGATCAACAGCCATTATTCCAGAGGCCATATGTGAAGTAGTTGGCAAGTCACGCATGGAGAAAGTATTAGTCCTCCAGTTCCATATTATCGCCTTATCTACTGTAGTAGAGGAATCAGAGGGATAGCAAGCTAACATCTCATTATGTAAATGGTCAGCAACAACAAAGCACTTCATCCAGCTTGGGTTGCTTACGTCACCAGCATTGATGACATCAAATACAGCCCGTCTTAATCTATCAGGGAGTAGTGGTTTTATGGACTGCCCATCATTAAGATAGAAGTCTGAGTTCCCCATAAAGAAGTGACCGCCTTCAAACTCAGCCACAGCGTTCTTAGTGAGGCAACCTATCGTTGGCGTAAGCAACTTAAACGAGAATATGTAGGGAGTACCCACATAGTTCATAATGTAGATGCTGTCATTCTTATATATAATGAACGAATCCCCTAGAGGCAACCCATCGACTATCTCTCCTGGGGTGTCTGCTAATTCATACTCACCGGCATCTAGGGTTGGGTCTGTTTCATCCCAAGTATTTGGAGCCGTATAGAAACTAGATTCAGTAGACCACTTTACCAATCTAGGCTCTGGATTTGCTCGTTGCCAATTTAGTCCGACAAGGAAGGTTCTAAATGACCTTATAACATTACACTTATTTGTGCTTGAGGGCCAGTTACTCAACTCCATCATTGGATGAGTTTTATTTGGTATACCGCTACTCAAGGGCCACATCTGAGGGGTATCAAATCCGTTTGTGGCTATGACTATTCCGTTATGTTTAGTCGCAGCCCACTTTCTTGCAGTGGTGTTTGCATCATAGTCCAGGTCTACAGTGGTGGTCGATAGTGTCGGTGTAACGACAGCATCATCTGGATGAAGATAGAGTAACTGCGCCGGAGAAGTAAGAGTTATAACCCCAGTCGATGTATTCCTAGAAGAGTAATTAAAGGTTTCATACCTGTTCGTGCTGACATCAGAGGTTATCTCTGTGCCAATCTTGAGGCTTCCTGTAGCGGATAAAGCCGTTAAGGCTGCCCCTGTGTCTACAGTTATAGTCGTATCAGTAGCGGCGACTGGCCCACTTAGAACTAAGGTAGTTTGCCTTGTTATATCAGTCCAGTTTGTATTGTCCCATACGGCTATGTCATCAGTACCAAAAGCAAGCCAAAAGTAGTTCCCGTTAGCGTCCTCGTAGGGTAGTATATAATAGGGGGCGAATGGACAGGTAGCCATAACCTCAGTATATCCCCCGATTTTCTTTACCCCGTTGTTCAGGAACCGTACATTATTTCCATCAGACCATGCGTTAGGAGGAAGGTTATATGGGGGTATATCCTTTATTATCCCTACCGAACCAAGATCATTTATGGGGACTAGAGGCATTACTTTGGGTTATCAGCCTTTACTTTGGCTATGTGGTCGAACCAAATGTTCGTTCCATTCACTTGATCCCAGTACATCATATCTAGCTGATCTCCTACACTACCGTAAGCGATCCTTCTGGCATTTACCATATTCTTTAACGCTTCAGCGGCGTCTGCAGCAGGTTCGGCAGCCGCTAGTTCCGCCTCAGTCGGTTGAGGTTCTGGAGCGTTCCATACTTTTATGTAAGAGCCACTTCCATCCGGCCTCTTTGTAGTTATAACCTCTCTCCTGAAGTCAACATCTCTGCCAAGATGGGCCTTTATTTTTGATCCTAATGATGCCATAATTTATACCTTATGCTATTTGATAACCTTGGAAGTATGTGAAAGCACCAGTACTAACTATTAAACCACCTCCCTCAGTATGAACGTCTACGTGTACCGTATCTCCACTGTTAAGCGCATATACCCCATGAACTTGCCATGTCGGATAACCCTGCACGTAGTTAGGAGTACCAGCGGAATCTGTATACTGCCTCCACCCAGAGGTAAGGCCTATAGTGCTCTCTGTTGGCCCACTCACCGTTTTTATTAGATAGAGGTCATCGTCTATAGAGTGTGCTCCGGTTGTTCCTTGCCACCTAGTGGAGGTGGAAATACTGAAATATCCTGTTTCTGGAGCGGTAAATTTATAAGTGCCGGTATCAAAATCTGACCCAATATTATATGTTACTGTATCAAACTCCACAGCATCAGTATCAGTTCCAGACACAGTTTGATTGCCGCTTAGACTTACCCTAAATGCACAGGATGATGCCTTACCGGAAGAGATGGTAGCCCAGTCTAAATTTCCTGCTGCATCTGTCTTTAGGTACTGCCCTGCGATACCATCTGCTGTAGGAAGAACCCACCCAACATTAGTAGCCCCTAATAGTTTGAAATCGGTATCTGGGGAAGCCACTAAAGTTACCCAGCCAGTACCGTTATATTTCATTAGCATTGGGGAAGGTTCCCTGCAATACAGTTTTTATTAATCTAAGATGGTCGTCCCCTTCTGAGATTGAATCTGAACCTGGCGGGTAGGCCGGGGTTAATCCGCTAATGAATGATGCGTTTTCTACTGTCATAGTTTACCCCTTGGGATACTTGTCTTTTACTGCCTGTAGTTTTTCTGTCATTTCCTCAGAGAATAATGACCTGTGGAAAAGATCATCTAACTGATCTCCTATAGGCGGGTATTCATGCTCACGATTTTCCACACAAGCAAGGTTAACAATGCCGCTTTGTATTTCCGTCCATGTAAGCGGTCCCCCATCCCACATATCAGGATACATCTCTACCAGAACATTATATTCTTCTTCGCTGGTTGGGGCATTGCCCTTATAACCCCCTCGCCAGTTTGCGCTTTTCCGTACTACCGTATCAAAATATGCCATGTTAATTCCCTGCTAGTTATCAAATTCTGTGATTGTTAATGTGGTTCGCATTTGAGTAGAAATCCTAGCACCATCAGTACTGTTCGGATTCATAATAAAGTAATCTGAACCGTCGGATTCGGTACGAAAGTAAACAGTATACGTACCTGCAGCAATGGCTCCCGCAGGAATAACGAAATTAATCATATCACCAAGTTGTACTGTCGATTCAGAAGCCCAGCTAAATATTCTACCGTAACCCATGTAGTCATAATCACTACCCCCTGACTTAGAAAATCTCAAACCAGCACCAGAGTGGTAATTCGAGTCGTTAATAGTTGGCATTGCAAGGGTTACTAACAAATCATTATTTGTTGGATCAAGAGGTATAAATGCTGAAGTTATCGTCAACTGATTACCCGCTGCATGTGTACCGCTAGTTCTAGTAGCATTTTCAAAGTAATGAATTTTCTTCACTACAGCAGAAGCCACCGCCCACGCAGCATCTGTCCCATCACTTGTTAGTAGGTATGTATCTGTGCCTACCGCTAATGCAGATGGATCACCACTAGCGTCGCCCACAATTATTGAGCCTCTAGTAATTCCAGCCATTTTTGCTAGAGTAACCGCATTATCCGCAACTCGCGCTATAGGTAAAGTTCCGCTAGTTACTTCAGTTGCATTAAGAGCGGTAAGATTGACCCCAGAGGAGGCTGGCATTGTCGCCGGGGGAGTTAAGGTAGATGCGCTTATATCTAGTGTCGCTCCAGAGGGAACTGTAATCGTATCCCCTGAGTCTCCTATGGCTAGGGCTGTACCAGTTGCTGGACTGACCTTATTGGTTTTTAGTTCGCTCATAATTGTTTCCTACAATATTGTTAAGTTTCCGTCTATAGTCCATGTAACACCACTGGCTACAGTAATCTCTCCTTGAATAAATCCATTACGACCAGATGGCACTGAGGTCGTATTAGTGACGGTAAGGTCGGAGTAGTTATAGAAATAGTTTGGCTCACTAACTCCGGCACTGGCTCTTGCGGGTGGTAAATTTCCGACGTAACTCATATTATGACCATCCTAGAGATACTGCTTGTATTCTTGTTTCTTTTGCCGCGCCTTGATTCAGTGTTTCTATTTTCCACTTCATCGATGTACCGGAAGTTATGCCAGATAGATCAACACCATTTGCTGTTAGAATTGTGTGACCTCCTGTAGTTCCTTGAGATGTAAGAGTTACAGCACTTGTATAGGCAGAACCATCTCTACTTATGTATGCTTTCAAATCAGTATTAATAGTTGCTGTTCCCGAACCGTTGGTGTATGTAATAACCAGATCACCTGTTGTTGGTGCAGATTCTGCGGTTACGGCATTTGATATAAGGGTCATGTCTAAAGGGTCTGGAGTATAACTATAACTAATTTTCAACGCTCCGTTTTCCCCACTATTGCTAACATTTCCCCCCTTACCACTAGAATCAGAGTCACTACTGTTTCCCTCATCGCCTCCTGTTGCGCCGGAGCCATTATTACCATTTGTAAGGGTTGAGCTAGAACTGGAAGTAATCCCAGTTGGGAAACTAGATGATCTGATATATCCAGAACCACCACCAGAACCAGAGGCGCCTACAGCGTTTGTTACCCCACCTCCGCCACCACCGTACCAGCCACCACCGCCGGTCGCGCCGTAGTGTGGTGTTGACGATTTAGCCCCAGAACCACCCTGCAAAGCGGAACCCGCTGTTGCCACAGAATCACCGGTCAAACCCGCCGCTCCTCCTGCGCTAGAAGTACCGCCGCCACCTCCGCCGCCTGAGTGTCCACCACCAGCCGCACCAGAAGTACCACCACCATAACCGCCGTGGGGACTATTGTAACCGCCACCCCCAGCACCGCC